TCCCACCAACCTTAGATCCTACATCATCAGCAAACGTGCCTAATCTTTTACCTATGTCATCCACAAGTCCTTTTGCTTTACTAGCAAAATTAGTTACCTTTTTTACTACATTTTGAAAGCCTTGTGTTAACCCGACGAAACCTTCACCATCAAAAAGAAATTTTAACGCTAAAGCAGCTGCACCTGCTAGACCTAACAATCCTAAAAGTTTATTATTATTATCTTTTTCTTTTTCAGTTTTTTGTCTTTCCTTTTCAGCATCACCGCCTAGTTTCGCCAAATCTTTTTCAGCAGCTTTACCAAAGTCTGTAACTATTACCGGGTCAGCCTTTTGGACTAGTTCCTTTTTCTCTTTTTGTACCGCTTTGTTAGGTGTAATATTATCAACCCGTTTAGATAGTTTCTTTAGCATGCTGCTTGTATCTGCAGACACCCTGGTAAGTAAAGATATAGCTTCTAATAGTTGAACATCGGCCATGTAAATATTTAATTACATTACTAAATTACAAATAAATCTGGCGTCAATAATAATTTTTCTTGGCTACTCGGCACTGTTATAAACTCTTCTTCATAATCTCTTACCTTTTCTATAAACTTAATTACCGGGCTTAAAGTAGAGAGATTTATCTTTTTTATAAGTTGTAAGTTTTTAAAATCTTTCTTAATTGTAACTTCTTCTCCATCTTCAAACTGTATTGAGTCTACAAATTTTAAAATTTCATAAAGATATATATCACTTATTAAGTTACTTGATGATGGGTTATCTTTTAATTTTTTAGATAAAATTTTATTTACGATTGTATCTACAGCTAATGTCGGTACCGATACTTTAAATGTAAAATTGTCCTTTACAATAGTTTCATTAAAATCAATAACTTTTATAGTTTTATTGCGTTCTAGAATTTTCGATAAATCAATAATTTCCCCATCCTGTTCAACTTCATTTGAAATTTCTTTTCTAAAAGAAATTATAATATTTGCTCTATCCACCGAAGTCATTTTTTCAAAAATCTCATTATTAATATTTTGTTTAATAATATTATTAAAACCTGTATTAAACTTAATAATAAGATATATTGGATTTGATTGAAGGATAGTTATATCAGATATTGTATCTAAAATAACACTTTGTTGATCGACTGTTAAGGATTTCAATTCAATATCAGTTTGCTGAGTAGGTGAGTAAGCAAGTACATTAATCTTATTTGACTCTATCTGTTTTAACAGGGAATTAAAATTATCATCCATATATCGTTATTTATTAAGCTATATCAACATTACCACTATTTGATTTTTTACTCTCGCTTTGTTCTTTTATAAATTTATTAAGAAAAATTCTTAATTCAGGCAAACCGTACATTTTAAAAACTGCTGGGGTAAATTTTAAATGACTCATTATATTATATTCTATATCATACATTTCATTGAGATCTATTTCGAATAAACCTTTTATAAATTTTAATAAATTATTATCGTACAAATTTATTTCAATATCATTTATATACTTTAGATAAAAATTTGATATATATTGATCAAATTCATCGGTTAACTCTTTAGTTTTAAAACCTATTAAATTTTGGAATAAAACCTCTTTCTGTTTAAAGGTATATTCTCCAATAATTTTAGTTTTACCGTCGATCATAAAGCTATAAAAATTATCAATTAAACATTCAAATTTACTTGTGTAATAAATTTTTTTAGGGATATTAAATACTAAAGACTCATATGTAAACTGTTCATTTTTTGATTGAATACTATTAATAATATTATTAATATCATATCTAAATATTTTTTTATTTAAACTTATTTCTAGTTCTTCACCTAAAGTAATGCTTCTTAATAATAATAATATCTTTATTTTATCACTGATATTTAATTCTTTTGTACTTTGGACTTTTAAATCTATTATTTCTTCAAATACATTAACTAATGTATTATCTTCAGCTGATATTAGATTTTTAACCAAATTTTTATATTCAAAATAACTTAGCTCTGTTATCCTGTAATCATCAAAGTAATATGAGTTCATCAATTAAAGGGGTTTATATTTTTTAACATCTCTTCAACACTAAGATATAAATTACTACTTATTTCATAATTATCAAATGTCCAAGTTGTAGTAAAATTTTTGACCCCTTCAGACTCATCATTTTTATAATCTCTGGAAGCAATAGATGTCGGTACACAATTATAAAATCTCCACGTTTTCCTCGGTATTTGAGATAACCCCTCTTTACTTCTGGTATATTGTACAACGGTTAAATTGGTTTTAGGGTCTTTTAAACGTTCATTTTCATCTTCAGGATTTCTCGCTACTAAACCGTAATGAGACGACATAATAACCCATGGCCTCATAACAAAATCTACAAACGATGTATTAGTTTCACGCAGACTTAAACTAAAATTACCAAAATTATTTCGATTTTTTAATATTGAACCTGGTATAAATCCTCTATTATTTTTTATTGTAGCTTTATCTGCCACAACCGAATCATCAGGAACATTAAATTGATTTGCAAATATGCAACCTACCATACCTTGATTTTTGAAATTAGTAGTAGTTGCTTTAGCTAAATTAATATCAAACCCGTTTGAATTGACCACTGGTTCTAAATTACGTATTACTTGAGTGGATAAACCTGCTGGAAAGTTATCAATTAAAACAATAAATTGAGTGTTTAACGGTATAGATGTACTCCATTGACTTAAACTGTTTAAAAAAGAGTCTCTAAAGCTTACTATTGGAGAACCGGGTAGATTTGTACCAAATAATGATAAACCAGGTTGCGCTAATGTACCCCCGACTAAAGTATTAACAGGGTTTGATACACCTCTGATAACATTATTAACTGAATTTAGTATTTTAGTAGGCATTTATATATATATTTATACAAAAAAAAGCTCTCACAAAGAGAGCTTTTAATTTCAGATAAAGAGTTATTAAGCTGTTTGTCTAAAATAATGATAAGTTAATGTAACATCAAAATCTAGAATCGTACCATCTTGTGTAACATCATACTGTAATTCACCTACACTTTTAAGAGCAACACCAACTAATTGAAATTGGGATATTCTATCTAATTCTTTATCAAGCAAAGCTAAATCAATAACACTATCAGCAGTTGGCATAAAGTAGTTACCGGTGCTATCTGCATCATTAAAAGTATCGTTTAAAACCTGTAAAAATCTATTTCTAAGATCGTAACTTTCATCACATCTAAAAGTAATAGTATAACCTTCACTTCCTGAATATTTTGTAACACCGGGTACATTAAAGTTTAAACCCATATATGGAACTGCTTGTGATGTTACTTCTTTACCAGGTAATTTAGCTGTCTTTGCATAAATTAAATCATCTTCGTCAAAATTTATCTCTGTACCGTTACCAAAATTAATGTTTAAAACTCTGAATAGATTATTTCTTGCAAAGTCCTTCGCTTGGGCTTGAGTATAAAAATTTTGTATTGTTTGTCTAGTCTGTGCCATGGTTATTAATATTTATTCATCTTAACTAATTTTAATCAGTCGGCCAATAATAATTTATATATAGTTGATCCAATTTTAATTGGGACGTGTTTTGTCTGCGTAACACCTGCTGTGGTAACTGTACCAGAAAAACCTGAAAGTGTTCTAATATTATCAATAGTTGAACTTATACCAGCAATACTGGTCCTAAATGAAGTGTTTAAATCAATTGCACCTGTATTTGTATTTATTGTACCTGTATTTGTATTTATTTCACCATGCAATTCATTAACAGCAGTAGCTAAAGTATTTGCACTAGTATCCAAATCAGCTGATCCTATTTTATTACCAGACAATACAAGATCGAACCCAGATACACCAGTAGTGTAATTATAGGCTCTACTAGCCTCGTTTTTAGTAAGATATAAATCATCATTTTCAATATTTAAAAGTTCAACATATGAACATAATGCGTTAACGCTTGTAACTATTTCTGAAATATCTAAATCTCCTACATCAGTTGATAATGTCTCAAATAAAGCAAAATTTTGATCAACGATAGCACTTAAACCATCAATTGCATCATCTGTAACAACTGCGCCTGTGGTTAAACCATTAATATTTGTTTCATTAGTAATAATAGCACCTGAAAGAAAAGTAATATCACCAACATTCTCTGCTGAAAATGCTTCAATTGTAGTATCCAATCTTATTATCTCATTACCTACTAAGTTAGCATAGGTAATTTTTTTTGAAGCTTCAGCATCAGATGCACCTGTATCTACTATATATAGTAAGTCGCTGCTATCAAATTGCGCAATATTCAAAGTTGGTAATTCTGTTAATTTTCTATTAGGCATTTTAAGTTACTGATTGTAGTACTCCATTTATAAAGTTTAAAGTTCCTCCTGCTGTGGGTATGCTTTGAGTTAAACCTCCGGTAAGAACAGTCATTTTAGTATAAGCTACAGTAGCATAGTCTGTAGTTTGATATAAATCATCGGTCTCAGTCGTAAGGACATGAACCTGTGTTGATAGGGTTGCAATGTCTGATATAAAGTCAGTTATATTTAAAGTGTTAAAATAAGTTGATAAAGTTTGAACTTCTTGTTTAAAAACATTTACGTTGGTATTTAAAGTTGTTACATTATCAGTTACACCACTAAGTAGATTACCAAACGTTATTTTATTAGATGTCCCAACACTATCCCTAACAATATATAAAATATCATTAGTGCTAGGAATAGTTATAGGTGTTAAATCTGATACTTTAGTATCTGCCATGTAATTATTTAATTAAATGACTTTGTTATTAAACTAATTCGTTGAAATCTGTACCTGTTTTAGTTGCGTAGAAGTTAACTAATATAAACTCTGCTGCTCTTGTTGGCTTTAAGTATATATCAACTCTTAATTCATTAGCATCAATAATATCAGGTGTATTATTTCTTTCATCGCAAATAATTAGATAATCGTAAACCCCTTCAGTATTTTTAACATTTTCAAAAATAGGTGTTAGTGTATTCACCACTCGAGTTCTAGTTAATAAAGTATTTGGTTCAAATACAAAATTGCGAACTGTATTTTTAGTAGCTTTCTCTAGGTATAAGAATAAACGTCTAACATTAATTCTATCAAACGCACTTGGTAATTTTTGTAGTGTTTTCTGACCGAATACGACTGGACCTTCAACTGGGAACGAAGGAACTGGATTAACAGATACTTTATATAGTTGATCTCTTTGTTTCTGTGTTGGAAACAATGCTAGTCCAGCTGCTCCTGTTAATCTACCTCTGGTAAAACCTGCTGGTGCAAACCATGGATCAAAAGCTGAATCTGAATTAGCCATTATCGCTCCTAGATAACCTGATGAAGGGCAATATGATAAACCCCCATAAACTGAATCTGTACTTTGGACCCACTGACCATATGTTGCTGCGTAACTCGAATTAACTTGCCCTGCAAAAGCTTTGATCGGGTTAAGTATGTCTCTAGAGAAGTTCTTATTACTATCTTGCAGTGTTAAGAAACTATCACCTGCTACGAATATTGATCTTGGTAAATCAGCAATGAAAAGATGATCTTTTCTTCTGAATTCAGCAAATGCTACGAATCTGGATATAATATCATTCCATAAAGCTCTATATTCACTACTACTAGCAGCTAAAGTTGTATTATCTGTTCTGGTTGTTCTAAAACCAGCAATAGCTGAAACCGATACTGTATCATCATACGAACCGTTAATACCGCTTGTAACCATTGTAGTTGAATAAATTGTTGACAAACCACCATCAACTGTTATATCAATATCAAATCTTTCTGCATTTTCTACAGTATCTAATAAACGATCTAATTTTTGAGGCACATTACCTATAATTTTTGTACTTAAATCAGTAGTTGCATATGAACCTAAAGCAAATAAACTATCTGCATTACCTAATGCATTGGTGTCAAACGCTGTTGTTAACATCACTGCAGTTGATGCATTAGTTGCACCGAATTGAGCTGATAAATTATAGGTAATATTGTTGCGACCATCAACTGTACTAGTATCAACTTTTCGAGTATTGAATCTTATTTTTGTACGAGGTATACCATCTGGATCTAGATATGTAGATTTAGTTCTGTTACTTAAGAAATCATTAACCATTATATCCATTGTTGGTAGCTGATCTTCTGTTTCAATTCTAAATGGTATCGGCTCGCCACCTAATGGGTCATTAATTTGTCTATGGTAATCAGTTGAACCTACGACCGTTTCTTCTAGATTTAAATTTAATCTAATTGTATTATTAGTCGTCGGCGTCATTCCTAATTTAAATAATCCAATTGATAAAGTATCATCGAATTGTTTTCCACCAATATCATAATCAGTTAGATTTTCCATTTGCTCAGATATACTATCTGGTGTGACCCCAAATGTATCATCACTATTATCAGTCGGAGCTGAAAGCACGTTATCAAGTCTAGTAGATGGTAAGTTAATAAACGATTCATCTATAAGGGTATCTGAAGTACTGCTAATAGTAGTTGCTAATGTTTGAATACTGTTAATACCATCGAAAGGTGTAGCTGGGTTCAAATTCGTATTATCAATAGCTCCTAAATAAAACCCTTGGAAGTTTTGATCAATTGTTGTTTGAGCTTTATTAATAACAAGTATAGCAGCTTTACCGAGATCTGCTAATGAATCAAAATCTAATGATGGTTCATTTTTCCAGGTAAACCCATCTTTTTGCTGAATTTTAAAATATGTATCTTGATCAATAGTAAAGTGTTTTGGTTTACCGATAAGTACTGTACGTGTAGCAGATAATTGCCCCGCGGTGCCAGTAAAAGTAGTTAAACGAGTAAGTGTTTTTTCATCGTTATCGATAACAACTGCAGATGCAGGGTATGCTAATACACTATAATTATTACCGAATCCAACGCCTCTATTTGAACCGTAAGGCATTCTATAAACAAATACATTTGCTGGACTATTGAACAATGCATTAGCTGTACTCGTTAAGTATAATTCCGCAGGAGCTGTAGGTTCACCGTAAATATTGGTAAATTCACTACGTGAAGTTACTTGAATAACTTCATCAGTTGGTCCTCTATCTGCAAAACCTGTAATTAAAACGTTTGTACCTGCAGGAACTACAGGTCTTATAGATTGATCGATTTCTCTAATTTCTACACCGGGAGATTGTATTGTACGTGCCATATACTATTATTTATAGTATCCCGTTTAAAGATTATACCAATTCAACTAATAACTGAGAAAATGCAAATTCTAATGATGTTTCTATTTCTCCCGATTGCCGATAATTAAAACTAATACTTCCTAAACTAACTGGAAATGCTTTTGTAAATAAAAATTTAACTTTATTTTTATCAAATTCATCTTTTGCATATAGTGTAATATCAGTTTGATATAAATCAGTTGGTGTAAGAGTGTTTGGATTTCTTTTTTCTTTTGGTGAAACATTAGGTTTATCAAATATACCTTTACCGTTAAACGTTGAAAACTTTTCATCATTCATTAAATCGAGCCATTTATATAATAACCAATAATTATTATATTCATTATCAATAGTGAAATTAACAGTTACATTTTCATAGACAGGTCTTGTATGTTTCGATACTTTCATTGACTGACCAGCATAATACAAGTTTTCTTCAGGTACTTGTATTTCAGGTACAACTGTACCGTATACAGAAAACTGTAAACTATTTTCTATTATACTAGTATTTTTTCTACTACCTAAATAATCATTACTAATATCTTTAAGTATAGGTGGTAAATTTAAAACAAGTAAAAACTTATCTAATCTACTTTTATTAAACTGTGATTGATTTATTGTCCCCATACTTTAAAGCCTTGCATTTGTAATTGATCTATTTCACTATTAGTATTAGAAGCGTTGCCTATAATAACTGGTAGTGTATTGTTGAGCCCACCTTTTTCATTGGAATATAAAGAAGTCGGGTCTATAAAATATTTAATACCAAAATCCATTTGTTGCAGTTCTAAAGGTCTATTATTAGTATCTTTTTTTATCACATCAAAATATGTTTCAACTATGTCATTATCAAGTATAATCAGGTTCCACATGAGTGAGGTGACTAAATCATCGTGATATCCCTTCTTTGCATTCCATGTACCGTTCGCAGCTTTTACATAGTTTTTTAACTCTTTAACGGTTCTACTATCATTTATTTGGACCGACTCTAATTCATTAACCCAGTAGCGCATATTAGTAACTGCTTTATATTTTGTATTAGTATGTGAAATAATACCTAATTGTTGTTTCTTTCTATTGGCTAATGAACCACCCCACGATACAATATTTTCATAATCGTGTGTATTTTTTAGAATATCTACTACTTGACCACCACTATTGTTTCTTTCAACGCAAACTAATGGATTACCCCAATGTTGCAATATTTCGTAAACTTTTTCAGTAAAATTGTACGGTGATATTTCATTATTATGATATACTGCTACTTGTTTTATGTTAGTTAAATCAGTATAATCTAATATTTGAACTACAGAAGCATCTTTACCTAATCCTTCTGCTGTATCAACACTTGCTATATATATACCGTTTTCTGAAGGTTCGTCCCATAAAAGATAATTACCGTCATCGAATACAAATTTAGGTTCAGAAGTTTTGCTTTTAAGTTTTTCGAATAATTCATCATTAACTGAACTCTCACCTGATGAAATAAATTCACAATTAAATTCCTGTTCAAAAGCTTCTCTACTACCAATACTATTAATAGTTTGTTGTTTCCATTTTTGATCCCTACCCGGGACTTCATTCCATAAAATTTTATCACAAGCCCAATCATTTTCTTGATTTTCAGCTCCTGTATATAATTTATAGAAAAGATTATCAGTACCATTTGCAGTTGAAGCTATAAAAATTTTAGATTTTTTCGAAGATGAAACAATTGGGTATACTGATTTCCAGAAATCATCTACTAAGTGTGGTTCGATGAATGCAAGCTCATCAAGAATAAGACAGTTAACTGATTGACCACGAGCAGCTGTACCAGTCGTTGTTGAAATACCTATTTTAGTACCATTAGCTAATAAAATAGAAGTTTTACCATACTCTTTAACTCCAGGTTTTAACCAGTTAGGTAATTCCTCATATGCTAATCTTATTCTGCTCATTATCTCCAATGCTGTGCCTTCTTTATTAGCTACAATTAATATTCTTTGATCTTCATTAAAGCATGCAATCCATAAAGCGTAAATTGTCATCATAGTAGTCTTACCTATCTGGCGACTTGCTAATAGTATAAAAAAGCGATTATCTCTCATCTTACGTAATGCTCTTTTTTGACAGTAATGTAAGTCAATTGTCTTTTTACCTTCATCTAAGGATATAATATAAAAGAACTTTTCTGCAAAGTGTAGAATATTTTTCTTACACTTTTTTAAGTCTTGAACCATGCTTGTTGTATACTCAAATTCTGAACCTACGGTAGGTAGATTAGGATTATTCATATAGTTTTGTTTATTTTTAATCATCTCGCTATAAATATTTACATGACTCGAGTAAATACTCTAACCGAAATTTGGAATACATATAATAATAATATTTTATCTGAAAAGGCCCCCGGGGTTAAAGCAGCTAAAATGGGTACTAAACCTGGCAAGCCACCTGTTAAAGCAAATGATATTAAGAAAGGTTTTGCTAATGATAATACATCCGGACCGGCAAATGCTGAAAAAGGAGAAATATATGGCAATGTTTTTGACCCGAAACATAATGGTGTAGAAGACGAATTATATAACAGTGAAATTTATTCTTCTGAAAAATATAACGAAAATAATAAAAAAATAGAGAAAAAGGTAAAAGAGAGTATAAATAATTATATGAAATCTACTTTTGATAAACTTTTTGAAAATGTGATGGGTGAAGAAATGCACTCTGATCAGGAAACACAAGAATTAGACGCACTCGGTATTGATACTGAAGTCGATGAACCAGGTGAGGGTGATGTAACAATTACACTTGACCGTGAAATGGCCAAGTCACTTTGCGACTTATTGCAAGCTGCAATGGGTGATGAAGATGATGATGATGATGCAGACGGCGAAGAAGATTATTCTTCAGAAATGGAAGAAGATGGTTTCAATAGTTTTGAAGAAGCTGAAGAAGATGGTGAAGACCATGACGAAGAAGAAGATGACACCCATAAGGAAGCAGTTGAAATGCAAGCAGTGCCTGATGCAGCTGGTACAAATTTAACACACCCAGGTCATAACAAGGTTGGTAAGCTTAAAGCAAAAGGAAAGAAAGCATCTGATTCAACTAAAAAGTATGTTGATGCTGAACCAAAACCATTAGCTGACGGAAAAGCAGCACTTCAAAGCAAACAAAACAAAGTACATAGCACAGTAACAACTGGTGACTATATTCAATAAAAAGTAGATTTAAAATTAAAAGCGCAATCATTAATTTGGTTGCGCTTTTTTTTGCTTAAATATAATTATGATAAAATTTCATAAGTTTTTTGAAAATAAATACCAAGGAGCTAAACCTGGCATAAATCATAGACATAGAAGAGCTATACCAGGTAGCAGCGGGGATTCTCGTTATTTACGAAAACATGAAAATATAGTACCTGACTACGTAAAAACCGACCCAACTAAAAATCAAACAATTGAACAATTACGTAATGGACCAGGTAAAAAAGTTTGCAGTACACCTGATTTAGATTATATCCGCAAAGAATATAAAATTGTACCATTTAAAGGAGAAATTAAAAAGTTAGGCAGTACAGGTATAAAGTTATATTTTGATGTAAAATTAAAGAAATTTGTTTTAGAAAAATGAGTCAAATAGATTATAGTTGTGATTACCCTGGTATTGTACAGACCGATGAAACTTGCTTTAGATTTACTGATAAATCAATACAAGCAAGTGAACGTTTACTATATTCTAATTGGTGGAGAGAACAAATAAATCAATTTGGAGTTAAAGTTAATTATTATGTTAATACATATAATACGTTAAGTGCAGATAATTTTTATGGTGAACAACCTACTCAGACTTTTGCTGATCCAAGAAAAATTACTTTAGCAGTAACATTAAATGAAAATGCAATTAATTTATCTAAATTTGGATTTGAAAGTGATGATGAAGTAACAGCATATATACATATATCGTCTTTTTATGATGAATTTGTTACATTATCTGCGGACTTTGCTCCGATCGATAACTTCGAAAATGAAAAAATGCTTCAAAATGGCAAAATACCTCAAGGTATATATGATAGATATTTTTCTATGAACCCTATAATTGAACCAAAAGCTGGTGATGTGTTTGAACTGACCGAATATGGGGATGATAGACCCAATAGTAGACAAGCTAAGTTTTTTGAAATCACTGAAAAATTAGATCAAGATATATCTCAAATTAATAATTTACAAGGGCATTATGTATTTTTATTGAAAGCTAAACGATTAGATTATAGCTTTGAGCCTAATATTAATTTCAATGATCTTAAAGTTGAAGAGAAATTAGCTGATTTATCTACAATGACTAATAGATTATCAGATATAGCAACAGAAGATTTATTTACAATACAAGCAGTCATAACCGCAGCGGGGGGTGAGTTTACTAATGACCAAGTATATGAAGATGCATTTGCTGGTAGATTGCCAGGTGGTATTAATCCTGAATCAAGACCTAAGAGAGAAGATTACGAATTATACTCTGCTGATGATATGAGTAAAAAAGATGTATTTGACATGTCTGATAACGATACCGACGTTTATGGAGATTATTATTAGATTAAAATAGTTTCTAACCAGTCTTCAGCTTGTTTAAAAGATTTAAATTTAACTTCTTTTAATTCGTTTTCAACTGAAAAGGTATAACATATAAGATCTCCTTCAATTTTTTTAATATCTTGAAGAACGTATAATTTATTATTTGCAAATAATTTTGTGTTAGTACCGGTTCTATTAATAAACCTCATCCCAGGGATAAATTTCATCTGTATCAATTCCTTTCAAATATAATTGTATATCATGCTTCATATCTAAATATCTCTCATCAACATATTTTTGAAACGCAGTTGGTTTAATCCAAGCTGAGCTATGCTCGGTATCGTAGCCTATTCTTTCAGCTCTACTACAAGCTACGTTAACTCCCTCATATAAACACGCAAATCTTGCAACAAAATCAATGCCGTATTCTTGAATTATATCATCAGTCTTTTTTATCATATATAGATTGTATCACAGTTCCTACTAAAAACGTAACTAATCTATCTTCATCTATACCGTAGAGATTAATAATTTCTTTTATATTATAGATATTTGCAGAAAGAATTTTTTTATTTAGATTAAAAAATGAATTATCTAAATCTTTATTATTTTTCGTTTCTAATTTAACAATTTCTTCTTCAATTAATTTAAAAAAGGTTTCAAAAAACTTAAGTTTTTTATTTTTTTGATAAACCCTACCGGTGACTATTTGAGTTGCTTTTTCACGATCTTTGTCGGTAAAAAAATCTACTATTTGTTCTATTTTTACTCCTTCTTCAGTATTGTTATGTTGTAAAGATGTACTAGGAACATCAGTAGCAATTTTATCAGCAATTATATCTATTTCTTTTTCGTTCATTAATTTTTTGTTATTAACGGTGTAGTGACTAGAGTTGTGCCGACATTAGTAGTAGCTCTTATTTCATTTTTACAATCATTGCAACGATAAATAGTATCTTCAGTTAATGATAATACAACATCTTGGGTGGAACCACATGGGCAACTAACCGCAACTGTATTATCGTATTTTGCTTTTTCTGCTAGAGCATTAATTTCGACAGCTCTTTTAATTAAAAAATTTTCATATATAGAATTAAAGAAATAAAAGAATAAAACCTGTAATATTGTAACGAGACCAAACACTAACCAATCTCTAAAGAGTATACCAAATATACCACTAACTAAAAAAGTTAATGTTAATGACGTTATTAGTTTCTTCATTACTTTATTTTACGAACTTTTTTACTAATATCAACTAATTTACCTTTTAATTCAACTATCTCTTTACTAATTTGACCTATTGGTTTTTTATCTTTAATAACTGTGTTAGTATTTGCTATCTTTAATAGCTCTTCTAAATTTTGAATAGCCACAAAAGCGCCTGCTACAACATCATCAAATTCATTTAATGGATATGGTACATTTTCCGGTGCTACATCGCTACGATTTTGTTTGTTAAAAATGTCTTGAACACTTGATGGCTGGGATGGATACTCTGTTTTTTGACCAGGTTGGTCTCTAGTAACGTCGGGCATCATTTCTTGCCCCGCGTCTTCTTCAATTACTTTTACGAAGTCTTCAAATTTTTTGTATGATTGCATATAAATATTTATAAATAATAGTATGAGCTTATACCAAAAACGATTTAAAAAGTTTTTATCTGAACAAGATGATGAAAATACCGAGTTAACAGATCAAGAAGCAATGGCTTCTACGCTTGAACCTGAGACATCTCCTGAAGATTTTGATGTTGAAGCTCCTGCAGGTGGTGAAGGAGCTATTGGTGCTCAATCAAAACAAATGTTTGATGAGTTAAGTGGTTGGGTTTCTGAGATGGATAGATTTTCAGAGTATTTAAATGGTACAGCAGATAGTATCCAAACTTCATTAAATGCTGCAGAACCAGATACTATTTTTGATAGTATATCAAATTCTGAAACAAAAAAGATTGCTAGAGTTGCAATGGAAATATCATCATTAAGTGAAATTCTTAAAGGTTACTTAGCAGGTGCTAATGATCCGAAATACAAATTCAATTAATATGAATAAAGATCAAGACTTAATTTTTGAAGCATATACTAAATCTTTAACTGAAGATTGGCAAAAAGGTACATCCAAAGCTCCTAAGGGTAAATCATTTGATATGTCCAGAGGCGGTGCTCCAAGTAATGTAGACGCTGCAAGAGATGGTTCAGGTGGTAGGTATAGAAAAACTCGACCACCCAGTGCTCAATCTAATAAGACTCACAGTGAAATGGAAGAGGAAAATGAAGATTTCGGTAATACAAACTATGACGTTGATGAACCTTCTGTTTTTGAAAGACTTGAAGAGCTTATGAACAGTAAACCTGAACTAGAAGGGGTTTTAAAGCCTATATTACTTGAATTTGAAGATGCATTAATGGAAATTGATAAAATAGATACTAATAATTTTGACGCT